AATATTCTGGTATTTTTCAATATTTCGATGAAGGATTTTACGAATTCTTAACTCTAGTAGAACACACAAAAATACCAAAACGAATCAGATTTAAAAATAAAAATACAGTAACCATTAACGATTCTCAAGCGGCAAAGATTAAATTTTTTATACATAATTCTGGTCTTAAATACAAAACTAGACAATTAAGTAAACTATTATTACAATATCCTGCACAAATTCAAAATATTATAAATAGGAGTACATATGTCAACTGAAAAAATATTAGAATCAATCGTAACCAAAAAATTTAATCAAGCAAAATCTCTGATAACAGAATCGATGAGTGTGCGAATCGGTTTAATTTTAGAACAAGAACTAGAACGTCTTGGAGCAAAATTACTGAAAGAAAAAACAGATCCTGTCAAAGATAAAAATATTGACAAGGAAGGATAAATAATCAAACCAGGAAATAAATGCTTTTAATCACAGAACAATCTTTTGACTGGGTTAAATCTGTAATCGAAGAAGGAACAGAAGGACGGCCTAAGTCTCATTTCATTGAAGGTATAATGCTTCAGGCCGAAACAGTAAATCGTAATGGCAGAAAATATCCTACTAAAATTTTAATGAAAGAATGTGAAAGATATTCCAATAGTCTTATCAAAGAAAAACGATCTTTTGGAGAATTGAATCATCCTTCAAGTCCCACTGTTAATTTAGATCGAGTATCTCACATGATTACTGAATTGCGTCAATCCGGCAATGACGTGATTGGCAGAGCAAAAATTCTTTCTACTCCAATGGGAAATATTGCCAAGAGTCTTATCGAAGAAGGAGCACGTCTCGGAGTATCGTCTCGAGGTATGGGTTCATTAAAGAAAATTAACGAAGTAAACGAAGTTCAACCAGATTTCATGTTGTCTGCAATTGATATTGTTGCAGATCCGTCTGCACCTGGTGCGTTCGTTAACGGTATTTTGGAAGGAAAACAATGGGTCTGGGATAATGGCCTTTTGCGGGAAGAAGAAATATCCAAGATGCACCGAGAAATTAAAAATACTTCTTCCAGAAAACTAGAAGAAACTGCCCTTAAATTATTCAAAAAATTTATTAAGGGCCTATAAACGTAAATTTTAAAACTTATAAATAACAAATAACGGAGGATACGACTGTGCCAAATAATCAAATGCAACAATCAAGAGTAAAAGATGCTAGTGGTCGTGGAGATATGGACACCAGTGGTCGAGGATCAATAGATGCCCCAGCTGTTGCCCAAGACGGACAGGCTCAGGCAAACATGGCAACTCTTAGACCAGGCGGTGGTTCATGGGATGCTGCAGTTCGTGCTGTGATGGGAGGTCAGCAGGCTCAACCACAAGAAGAAACCGAAAAAACCGAAGAAACCGAAGAAACCGAAGAAACTGAAGAAGGAAAAAAGACGAAAACAGAAGATTATATACACGCTCTTTTTAATGGTGAATCATTAACTGAAGAATTCAAGGTAAAGACAAAAACCATTTTTGAAGCAGCTGTTGCAGAACGAGTTGCAGAAATTGAACAAAATCTTATTGAAGCCAGTGCTGCAGTGATTCGTGAAGAAACAGAAAAAGCAGTCACTGTTGGTTTACAAAATCTCACTGAAGCAGTGGACGGATATTTAACCGAAGTTAGCAGAGAATGGCTCAAAGAAAATCAAGTAGAAGTAGAACGAGGACTCAGAACTGAAATTGCAGAAAACTTTATTGCCGGACTGAAACAACTGTTTGAAAATTCGTATATTGAAGTTCCAGAAGAAAAAGTAGATCTAGTTGACGGATTGTTTGAACAAAATACTCAATTAGAAAAATCATTGAACGAGGCAATTCAAACTAATCTGACTCTAAATTCTGCATTAGTTGCTCAGGCATGTTCTGAACAATTTATGCATATAGCAAATGGTCTCACGGATACCGAAACTGAACGACTTGCCAAACTGGCAGAAAGTTTAGATTTTGAATCAGTTGAACAATACGCAGAAAAGGTAAAATTACTAAAAGAATCGTATTTTGGTCCAGGATCTGAAACAAATGCTCCTGTAGACGCATCTGGTTCTTCCCCCGCACCTTCCGCAAATCCGTTGATGGAAGGATATGTTGCGGCAATTAGTCGTCAACTCAAGATCAGCGGAAAACGTAACTGAAAATATCTAAAAATATAAATAACCTAAACAAGGAGAATCAATAAATGTCTAGAAATCATAAACAAGTCGTTTCAGTACAAAAGGCAACAGACGGGGCACTATCCGGAGCAACTTTAGCTGGTCTGACTCTTGCTGCAATCACAAAGCACTCTGCATTTTTAGCCACTGCAACGCGTGCAGAAGGTGTAACGTTCAGTCCAATTTACTATACAGCTGACGGCAACACTCTTGCTGGTACTGTAACAAATGTCAAAGGAGCAATTAGTCCTGTGTATATTCAAGCTCGTCTTCATTCGTTCACTGGTCTCACCGGTGGCGACTTAACATTCCTCGCCTGATATCAAAATAATCCAAAGTATAAATACAACAATAGGAGAATCAATAAATGGATTTCAATAAAACAACACCGTACGACACTTTACTAGAAAAATGGTCACCAGTAGTAGACCATGCAGACATGCCTAAGATTGACGATATTCATCGTCGTCGTTGCACTGCTGTGTTACTGGAAAACCAGACTCAGGCATTGCGCGAACAATATCTCACTGAAACTGGTGGCGCATTGCCCGCAAATTCGATGGGAGGTCCTTTCAGTGTATCTAACTCTGGAGGCCAGGCACTTGCTGGTTACGATCCAATCTTAATCAGTTTGGTTCGTCGTGCCATGCCTAACGTCGTGGCATACGACGTGGCATCGGTTCAACCCATGAGTGCCCCAACCGGTCTCATTTTTGCAATGCGTTCCAAGTACGATTCGCAAACCGGTCCTGAAGCTATGTTCGACGAACCGTGGGCTAAATTCTCGGGTGAAGGTGTAACATCAACTGGCGCATCCGGTGGACTGGTTACTCCAATCTCTGCGTTGGGAGCTAATGTTGACAACCTGACAGGATTCCGTGCCATGCTTACCGCAGACGGTGAACGTCTGGGTGAAGGTGGCACCTTTTACGGTGATTTCAAAGACATGGCATTCTCGATTGAACGAGTCGCTGTCGAGGCAAAGACTCGTGCCCTCAAGGCAGAATACACCACAGAACTGGCACAAGACCTCAAGGCAGTTCACGGGTTAGACGCAGAATCAGAACTTGCCAACATTCTTAGTGTTGAAATTCTTAATGAAATCAACCGAGAAATTCTTCGCACAGTCTATACCACCGCAGTAGTCGGTTGTCAACAATCAGATCTTGCTGGTTCAGGTGGTCTTTACGATCTTTCAGTTGACGCTGACGGTCGTTGGAGTGCAGAACGTTTCCGAGGTCTCATGTTCCAAATCGAACGAGAAGCAAACGAAATTGCCAAGAAGACTCGTAGAGGTAAGGGTAACTTCGTAATCTGCTCGGCAGACGTTGCCTCGGCACTTGCAATGGGTGGTTTCTTGACCATCTCTCCGGCACTCAATGTTAATCTTAACGTTGACGATACCGGTAACATCTTTGCAGGTATTCTTAACAACAAGATGAGAGTCTTTATCGATCCCTTCGTGGCATCTGGTGTAGACTTTGCCGTAGTAGGATATAAGGGTGCAAATCCTTACGACGCTGGTATTTTCTATTGCCCATACGTTCCACTCCAGATGGTACGTGCAGTAGATCAAGGATCCTTCCAGCCCAAGATTGGATTCAAGACTCGATACGGAATGGCACAAAATCCATTCGCTCGTGGTCGCGGTACAGTAAGTACAGGACTAGAGGTAAATACCAATCAATACTACCGCATCTTCCGTGTTCGTAACGTCCACGGTAACGGCGTTCAGTGAAATTGATTGAAACTTGATTCTCAAAGGGGGGATTTCGATCCCCCCTTTTTTGTTTTATTGATACTTAGATTGATATAAATACTATAATGGGACTAATATACAATTACGATAAAACCAAACATGACGTTTATCTATATGACGATGAAGGTCCTTGGAATATTTTTAGTACTTTTATAATTCCAGCTACTGGAGAAAAATGGAATATTCCGTATCGTTTAATAGATCAGCCTGGTACAGATGGAAAAATGTACAAGTATCCTCGGTATTTGTGGGACAGAGATCCAGGTTGTACTGGTCCCGACAATGAAGTTCCTCTTGGCTGCGGGGTGACTGGAGACAAAAGAAAAGCAACACCCACAGGATACAATCCGAATTGTATAGCGTTTACTAATCCGATAAATGGTATTCGTCCAGACTTTAGTGGCAGAGACGCGCCGTTAAGAGGTGCAGGATCTAATAGTGGAGAACATCCACTACACAATATGAGACCGAGAGATCTTAAAGCAATATACGAAATAACAGGTTGGCCCGGAAGTGAAATTCCAGGCGATGATGTGTTTAAGACTGATATTCATTTTGATCCATCGATTCCTGGTTTTACATGGGAACATGGAATACGAGATTCTAATGTACCTCATTACAAAGATATATTAAATATTAATAATTGGAATAACGGTATTCCCAGTTGGTTTGTCTTGTCAAAACGACATGTATTGGGTTGTCGGCATTTTATCGGAGATATACCCATCACAGAACGACGAACTACAGAAATACAATTGATTGGAAAAAATAACGAGACATATTTTAAAAAGATAAAACCAAGAGCTCCAACGGCTGGATTACCTACCGTGTGGTATGATTTTGTTATTTACGAGTTCGTAGATGATTTGGATAATCCAATTGATCTGACATCAGAAGAACAACAACAGATAAAACAATATAAACTAATAGATTCTAGAACTATTCCAGCAGGTGTTGGTCTTTACAAGGTTAATCCGTCTGGTACTTTTGCTGGATTAAAAACTCCAGCACCATATATTAGTGGAATAGATTTGTCTACTGGTGCGGTAGTATGGAATGATTTTGATTTTGGTACTAATATAGACGGTAGTAATTTTTTATCTCCATTCTTAGGGATTCATAGTGGAGTGACTTACAACACCAAACTAATACCAGGATATCCTATATATCCTTTTATATCCAACTATAATGATCAACAATTTTTTATAAGAAAAAAGAGTGGTTGGCGCGAGCCGCGAGGACAAATATGGATGGGTCACAGTAGTACAGAAGATAAATCATTCATAACACATAACGGAGAAACGTATCTTACAATACCAGCTTTTGACTTAATAGAAAACGGTTACGCAAAAGACTGGTTAAAGTCTATTTTCGAGGCTGATGGAATAGAAAATCCTGACAGTAGATTTGTTCAAGGTTCATACGAACCAATACAATATGCAACAGGATATAAGATGCCACTAGAACCTTCACCTTATAATTCTAGATTTAGAAATCCATTTGACGATGATTCGAATCCCGAGTCGTCATTCCGTTTAAATGATTATACATTTAATCATTTATTCATTGAAGATATAATAGGAATTACCGGTACTAAATCATATCAAAATGTTATTTGGCACGGTTTTTATGGAGCAGCATCTCTACAATCTCAAGAATTAAACGAAATGCAAGAAAGCATAGCAAATCAATCTTCTAGATATTCTAATATCATGGCAAACTGGTTAGAGATGAATCATGAAAATGAAATAATAAATGGAGTTTCTGGACCTTCTGGAGGATTTATTTCTGAATCAGATCCACTTGTTCCGCTTTGGCCTGAATATTTTTCACAAAGTCTGAATCCACGGGAAAATGAGCCAGGATGGTATATGATTAAAGACAATTACGGTTTTTATCATTACTGTTTTATACATAATCTTTTTGTAGTAGAAAATCTATTGATTGAAATTTTAAGAGATCAGACTACTCCAATAAATATACAAATTGAACCACCGTGTGATTATTCAGAACCTAATGATTTTAAACATAAAGCAATTTGTTTATGGAATCGAACAAAATATTTAACTGGTTCTGGAATATATCTCAGATACAAAGGATTAAGAGACAGGATCGAGAATGAAACTTTAGATCGTAATGGAGCTCATAGAATATATTCTATACAAAATATTAATTTCACGCAAATAGCATGATACTCGACTGGTCAAATCTTCCTGATAATATCAAATCAGCACTTCCGTATGACGCACAAGTTCCTCAAGTTGTGCCGGATACAAATAATTATCTTGTCACGAATCGATTTTTATTCAGCATAAAACGAGCTCCTGCTTTAAATTACTTTTGTCAACGAGTTAATTTGCCTGGAATTCAATTTGGAACCAGTCTTCAAACTTCTCAAACTGGAATTGCTCCTATACGAAGACCTGGTACTCAATATCAACAAGATGATTTAGATATCGGATTTCTAGTAGACGAAAACATGAAAAACTGGTTAGAAATTTTAAATTGGATGAAACAGGCAGGAAGCTACGATAAAACATACGAAACTGTAAAGGAAGATCATAAAGTTTCTGATGCATTTTTACTTATAATGAACAGTGCCCAAAAACCTATAGCATCTGCATCTTTTTATGATGTTTTTCCTACTTCAATAAGTCCTGTAAATTTTGATTCTTCTGTGGCAGATTCAGAACCGGTTCTGGCACAGGCTACTTTTAATTACAGTTGGTAT